ACGAGATTCATATATATATACATTGATATTATAAATTGACATTATGTCACAAACAATTACGTTCGGAGAACTCACTTATGAGTTCTCGAGGGCCACACCATTAGTTGGCGGGCTTACTGAAAATAAGCCCTTCGATTTCTCAACTGAGGTGCGGTTTAATAACATTAAACCCCAGGTTAACGTCACACGTACCACCGAACCACCGCGTAGCGCGTTCCCTATTCAAGGCGCGCTTGTTGAAGGTGTTCCAATCCAGGTAGTTGCGCAATCTGAGGGTGCCACTCTCCACGCTGTGAAAAAACGTAGTGATCACTTGCCCAAGTCCGAGGTGGGGCCGCTCTTCGTTGAGGGCCACCATATGATCATGGATGTCATCCATGAACGCGAGAGCCTTAGGATGGATAAAGCAATGATCGACGCTTATCTCACTGAGATGAGCGGGGAAAAGCGGGAGAGGCTACAGGTACTCTTGGACTCGCAGGATTTCACTCTGCCGGGATACACGGACAAGACCGTGTTTGCAAAGTCGGAGGTTTTACTCAAAACGGACGGGTCCCAGCCACGCATTGTCTACCAGGGAGGAGACATGTACAACCTAGTCATGGGATCCGTGGTTTATTATTTGTCTCGCCGTATCGCTGAAGAATTGTCACGCACTAATCCCAAGAACAAGGGGAATGAAGTCATCTATTGCGTGGGAATGACAGCCGACGAGATAGCTGATATCATACACCACACTCCAGGCGAGGCCTTCGAGAACGACTTTAAGAACAACGACGGAACACAACCAGCCGGTGTTCGTAAGTTTGAAGCCATGTTTTACTATAAACTTGGCGCGCCAAAGTGGTTTGTGCGTGAGTTTGTTAACAACACCAGTGTGAGGGTATTCACGCGTTATGGTGTCAAGGGCACAGTGAAGGGTCAACGTTGGAGTGGTGAGGTTACTACTACCACTGGCAACGGGTATGTGAATGCATGCACTTCACTGTCGGCATTGAAACAAGCTGGGATCACGGAATCAACAACTTTGGTATACGGGGATGATGGAGTTACATACACTAGACAAAATCGAGCTACTATCAAGGAGTCGTTCGATCTAGTGGCGGAAAGTTCGGGTATGAAAACAGAAGGAATTCTTGTTGAGAAGAGAGAAATGGCTACGTTCTTACGCAAGCGTTTCGTGCCCAGCGTTCACCGCACATTCCCCGTGCCATCTTTTGGTCGCGTTGTGTGTAAATTACCTGTACGGTCGAATAATAACCGTGCAGTGTCAGATGAAGATTATATGGCTGGTAAGTTACTATCCGCAGCCTATGAACATCGACACATCGCATCTCTACGAGAACTCTTACTAAACACAGCCGAGCAGCTATCTGCCACGCCTTTCCTTGATATGAGGAATCAGGCGATGGCGTATAAGTATACT